CTTGAATTTGTATAAACTTCTGTAAAGTTAGCTGCACTTGTATTTATGTTGAATCCTAAATTTGTAGCAACTGTGCCTAAACCTAAAGTATTCGTAAATATTTCTACATTTTTTTGTATTTTTCTCGTAAATGTAAAATCTCTAAATGCTGAACTTAATTGACCAACATCATAACTGTTATGTGTATCTGGTGTTATATCTGTTGTGACACTTGTTAAATCAGCCGCACCAGCAGTTATTGTAATTGTTTTTGTAGTACCTATACCGGATGCTGTTACACCTGTACCTACAAAGTTTAAAGTTGTTGCGCCGGTCGATAAAGAAGAACCCTCATCTTGTACAGTTAAAGCTGATGCACTAGCACCACCGATTTCTTTAATTGTGCCGCTGTCATTAATATAAAATTTCTGATTTGAAGTATCAACGGCTACTTCGCCGCTAACAATATCACTTGTTGTTGGTTGAGCAGTTCCTCTTTTGAGTTTAATTACTGTAGCCACAAAAATCTCCTAATTATATCAATTATTAAAATGTTCCACCATCAATTGCTGTAACTGTAACATTACCTGAAGATACTGCAAAATTATCGGAACTAAATGAAGCTGAACCAATATTTGATGTTGATGCTAATTCACCAGTAATTGTTAGTGTACTGCCTGAAATTGTTGCATCAATACCTTCACCACCATTAATTGCAAGTGACGAACCTAAACCAACTGCAACTGTAGTTGAACTATCATCTGAGAAAGTAACTGTTGAATTTGCTAATTGATTGTTTGCAATAGTGCCTACAAGTGAACTTGTTGGATAACTTGTTGCATCTGATAAGTCAAAAGCTGGTGTTGCATCTGTGTCGCCTAAGTTAAATGTGATACCACCAATTGAAATTGTTGAATTACTTAACTTCGCATTTGCAATTGAACCAGCCAACATTGCATTTGTAATACCTAATGCTTTGACTTGTAACGCATCACTTGATACTTCAATTGAACTGTCATCTACTTCTACATCTAATTGATTACCTGTTTTACTTAGAGCTGCACCAGCGCTAATTTGACCTGCACCTGAGAATTGCGAGAATGTGATGTTTGTTGTACCGAATGTTGGAACACCATTATGTGTAGCGACATAACCGTTATCTGCGTTATTTGAACCTTGTTCTACAAAGAAGAAAGTACCGCCAGTTAATTCAGCAGCTGTGTCAGCATCTGGACTTCTTGTTAATACAAAAGCTGTAGAACCATCACCTACTGTAGTAACTGTGTAAATACCATTTTGTGTTTGTGTAGTTTGGTCTTTAATAAGAACTCTATCACCTTGACTTGGTGTTACGCCGTCAATTGATAAAGCGCCATTTGAACCAGCAGTTAAAGTACCTGCACCATTGTCATATGTTGCTGATAAGTTTGCTGTTGTAGCAACTGATACTGATTCTTTAACATCTAAACCATTTACAACACCATCAACATATGATTTGTTAGCCGCATCATTGTCAGCTGTTGGAGTTGCAACATTAATAATTTTATTTGAATTAACATCAACATTACCTGTGCCATTAGCATCTAATACTAAATCGCCATTTGAATCTGTAGATGAAATTGTGTTACCATTAACTCTTACATTATCAACATCTAATTGTGTTATACCAGCTATTGATGTTGAAGATGCACCTAAGGCAACTTCAGTTGTACCAAAAGTAACTGAACTGTTTGTTAATGAACTATTAGCAATATCAGATAGTGTATTTGAAGAACCACTAATTGTTTTATTTGTAAGTGTTTCTGTTCCTGCTAAAGTAGCAAATGAACCATCACTTAAAGCTGTATTAAATTCAGCAGTAGTACCTGTTAAAGTACCTTCTGATAAATCTAAAGTTAATGTGTTGTTAGCACTATCAATAGTTTTATTGGTAAGTGTTTCTGTTCCTGCTAATGTAGCAAAAGAACCGTCTGATAATGCTGTATTAAACTCAGCAGTTGTACCAGTTAAAGTACCTTCTGATAAATCTAAAGTTAATGTGTTGTTAGCACTATCAATTGTTTTGTTTGTTAGTGTATCTGTTGAAGTTTCTGTTACAACATTTGAATCTAAGTTTACAGAAATTGTATCACCAGTTACGGCAGTAGTAATACCAGAACCACCTGTAATTTTAAGTGTGTCTGATAATAAATTGATTGTTGCCGCTGTTGATGATTCATCAACAATAGTTAAAGTAGTTGCAACGCTAGCTGTTCCAGCTGCTGTTAATCTACCTTGTTGGTCTACTGTGAAAGTTGGTATAGATGTAGCAGAACCATAAGAACCTGGAGTTACTGCTGTGTCATCTAAGTCAATTGAAATTTCATTATCTGTAACACTTGTTGTAATACCTGTGTCACCTGAGAATGTAATTGTTTCACCAGTCGATACAGAATCATTTGAACCAGTATCAGCAGCTATAGAGAGAGTTTGTGTTACTGTTCCAAAAGATAAGTTTCCTGAACCGTCTGTTTGTAAAAATTGACCAGAAGAACCATCGCCGTCTGGAAGAACAAATGTTGTTGTGCTTGTTACTGCATTAGGAGCTTTTAACGCAATGTAATTTGAACCGTTATTTGTTCCTTCGTTTAGTTGAACTGTACCACCGACAGTTGTTGAATTTCCTAATTTAATTGTATCAATGGCCGAGTTACTATCAGCTGTTAAAGCTGAACTTGCTGTGAGTGTACCATCTACATGGTCTAGTTTATCTACGAAATATTGGCCACCTATTACTGTGACATTGTTTGCAAAACCATCACCGCCGACACCACCTTCACCAATAAACAGTCTATCACCGTTATTGCCTTGGGTACCTGTTCCATATGTATAAGCAAATTCACCGAGGTATAGGTCTGACGGAGCTGAAGTATTTGCACTTCTTTTAATTTGAATAATTGTTGACATTTATCTTAGCTCCTAAAAGTTTCCGCCATTGAATATAATTGTACCTGTATTGGTCTCAATGGTCGTTTTTGTTACAAATTTATCACTAGGTGCATCATATTGCAATAAGGCGCCATCGGTAAGTGTGCTTGAATCAACATCTGTTAAACTTCTAAGTCTGTTAGTATTTGCTACAGCCAGATTTGTGCTCGGAACTTGTACTGAAACTTGTTGTGGTCCCGCTGAAGTTGAGGAGTTGATATTTGCTCTAACTCCACCAGTTTGATTAATAACTGCTTTAACCATTAATGGTCCTCTCTCTTTTGTAATATTTATAACGAAAATGTATTGAGGAAAGTCTAAACTTTTGGATTTACAGTAATAATACCTTCAATTACTCTGGTAACTGAGCTATCGGATGTCTTTGTAATGTAAACATCATAGACATATCGTGCCGGAGCATCTAAAGCTGTTGTTTGAGTATCTGTTAAAGATAAAGAAATGACACCTGTTGTAGTGTCACTAGCAATTGTTGTGGTAATCGTTGTAGATGAAGAAGAACCGTAGGCATCTGCCATAGCCGCTGATGCTGTATAACCTGCTAAATCAACGGCATCACCGTCTGAATTTGTAACAGTTACATCTGAAGTAAATGTTGCCCCTTGGTCTATTCTAAGATTTGCTACTGCTGCCATTGAATTGTTTTATACCTTCTGCAATTTTTTCGTTGTAATAATTTGTCAGAACATCAATTTTTTCCAATTCAATTTCATGTCTTACTTTAGAAGTTTGTAACTCTTGTCTGGCCGCTATTGTATTTCTTAATGTTAACGGCAAAACTTCTAAATCATAATCTTTTCCGTCAATAGATATAACATTCTTTGGTTGTTCACTCATAATTTCTCCTGTCAAACTATTTATCCGTTTTCATTCAGTCTTTTGACAACAATATCGTGTTCTTCTAAAACCCGCCAAGTGGCTCCTCTATAACTGTGTATTTGGGTACCAATATTGTCTTCACTAGGATAAGTAGATAAAACTTCATTAATATTTATTGTTAAAGGTTTGCCTAAGTAAGGTTGCACACTACTGTTTTCTAATATTGAACCATTTGTAAATGTTTTAAATATACCTTTTGATTTTGTAATTTTTAGAGTTTTTAAATTATTCAAATCCACTTTATTTTTAGTTTCTTTTTCCATACTATCTCCTTATTTTTAAATAGTCTATTTGAGATTTTTTTGATAATAACTCTCCCTCAATATGAAAGTTAAATGCCATAGAGTATCTATCCATATCCGATATGTTGGCTTTTATACCGTGTAATAGAGAAGACGGAAATAAAATTATCATACCATTTTTTGGTTCTAAAGAGTACAAATTACAATTATCTATAGTCAATTCAGAAAAAGGTAAATTACAAGATACTGGAAAAATAGGCCTATGATTTGTCGGAGACTCAAAAATTATATTACCAGATTTTTCATTTGTTCGTAAATATAATACACCACTTATTAAACTATTTGCGTGAAAGTGACTTTGCCCCCAATCGCCTTTTTCATGTTTATTAACCCAACTATTTTGTAAGTACCATTCTAAATGAGTATCATCCACCTTTAAAAAGTTTTTAGTGTATAATTCTAAATTATACATAATTTCTTTTTTCAACTCTTTAAATTGTTCCTTATCTAAAATGTATTTGTCTTTTGTTAGTTTACCATTTTCAGATTCCATTAATTCA